CGAGAGGGAAAGAAGTTCAAGACAATCTATGCGGATCCGCCATGGAATTACCAAACGTACAGTGGCAAGGGGAAAGAGCGGTCAGCCGACAGGCACTACCGCACGACAGACCTCGACGAACTAAAGGCCATGAAAATCTGGGAACTGGCCGAGCCGGACTGCGCCCTGTTCTTCTGGGTGACGTGGCCCTTCCTGCAGCACGGTCTCGATATCATCAAGGCATGGGGATTCAACTACAGCACCTGCGCGTTCCTGTGGGTAAAGCAAAACAAGGACGGCACCGGCATCTTTTCCGGCATGGGGCATTGGACGGCCGCGAACACCGAACCATGCATCATCGCCACCATCGGATCGCCGATGCGGTTACACAAAGACGTCAAGCAAGTGGTGATGTCGCCCCTCGGCAAGCATTCGGAAAAGCCAGAGGAAGTGCGCAATCGAATCGAACGGTTGATGCCAGGCCCGTATCTCGAGCTCTTCGGCCGCAGACTCATTGACTGCTGGACGGTCTGGGGCGATGAAGTGCCGTTCACAGTTTATCAAGAGGCTGCAGAATAATGCACGACATCGTCAGGCGACATGAAGGCGCAATCGCAGAATTCAATCCTGAGAAATCCAAGGAAATTATAAGCACCCTAAAGGCCGCCATCAGCCACGCCAAAGAGATGCGCGACTGGAAGGCTGGCCGAAAGGCTGTCGATTGGATGATCGAGGAACAAAAGGCCTTCGTCGCGTGGTGGCGGGCGAGCGTGCAGAAGGGCGGGGACCGCAAATCCAAGAATCAAACGCGCAGACCCGCGCATTTGATTTCCATGTCCGAGGCCGAGAAGAAAACCAAAATCAAGCACCAGCTGGTGTCGCGATGGGATAAGGATCTCAAGCTTCCTGATTATTCAAGCCGTCTCTTCCACCCAAGTTACGAAGAAGCAATGGCGGCAGCAGACGGCGTCGTGCGTGGTACTGGTGGCACGGGTGAGAATGAGTGGTTCACACCAAAGAAATACCTAAAATTAGCGCGTGATGTTTTAGGTAAGATCGACCTAGATCCAGCCAGCAGCGCCGAGGCCCAGAAGACCGTCAAGGCAGACAAGTACTTTACCAAAGAGGATTCTGGTCTTGAAGCTGAATGGAAAGGTCGCGTGTGGTTAAACCCCCCGTATGCTCAACCATTGATATCGCAATTCGTGTCCAAACTTGTGGCCGAGGTTTCGGCTGGCCGAGTGCAACAGGCAATTCTCCTGACTCATAACTATACCGACACATCCTGGTTTCACCAAGCAGCTGGGATTAGTTCGGCGATTTGTTTCACCCGCGGCAGAATTCAATTCTACAATGCACAAGGAGAGATTGCCGCACCAACTCAAGGTCAGGCATTTTTCTATTTTGGCGACAATATCAAAAAGTTCACACAAGCATTTTCTGATATCGGATTTACCGTTTATCCAAAGAGGAATTAAAAAATGGCAATGCCGTTCACAACGTCATTACGTTTTGGTGAGATGGGAGAGAGTGATATAGCTAAATGGTTGCGCAAAAAAGGACACAGCGTCCTTCCAGCATACGAAAAGGAAATAGATACGGGTAAAGGCCCCCGACTATTCACCCCAGACGAAACACTCGTCACTCCAGATTTTCTCATATTTCCAGATATTAAATTCATTGAGGCAAAGCACAAAAGCGTCTTCACTTGGCATCATAGAACCACACAATGGACGACAGGTATCGATCTCCACCATTATTCTGATTATCAAAAAGTGCAGAGTGTGACGGGACGAAAGGTGTGGTTGCTATTTTTACATCGGCTATCACAACCACATATCATCGACACAAGAGGCCGTGCGGATTGCAGACACTGCCAAAAAAGCGTCAGTAGATCGTGCTGCCCGCAAGAATGCCCAACAGGACTATTCGGCGCCTCACTAAATCATCTCAAAGAGCATGAGCATCACAGACATCAAAATCAAGGAAAGCATGGGATGGTTTACTGGTGGCATGGAGACCTGAAATGCCTAGCGCGGATTGATGAACTCTAGAATGTTTCACGTGCAACTCACCGCCACTTTCCGCTACCGCTTGTGTGATTCACAGTAATTCACAACCACCCATAGACCGATTGGACTTCCTTCACGAATCGGTCGCATAAAAGAAGCGCCGGTCAGGTGGTCAATGACCTGCCGGCGCGGATCTCGGGGTCAAGACGGACAAACGCCCCCGGACCATCAGCGGGAAGATTTACCAAACCCGCTGATTCCCCGCAAGACCCAGATTGTCCAACGCACAAGGCCTTGTGCGTCCAACCGATTCCCCCGCACAGGGGCACCGACACCCGCAAGGACGGAGCTTTTACCCATGCCAGAAGCCCACCGTGGCGTCCTAAGTAAGAAAGAAAGTAAGGTACTGAGTCTAAACACTGATTCCCTGCCTTATCGAGAGTCCCCTTTCTTTCTTAACAGACTCTCACAGTGGATTAGGGCCGCGCAATGAAAACCCTGCGCACCGACCAGGCCGTCGCCGTTGCCGCCCTGCGCGAGGAAGTGGGCCAAGGTGGTAGGCGAATGATTATGCAGGGGCCGACGGGATTCGGAAAAACTGTCGTCATCGCCGACATGACAGAGCGGGCAAGGGCGAAGAATAAGCGCGTACTGGTCACGGTGCCGGCGCTCTCCCTCATCGACCAGACGGTGGAAATGCTGGGCGCACAGGGCGTCCGCGACGTCGGCGTTATCCAAGCGCAGCACGGCATGACAGACCCGAGCCAGCCTGTGCAGGTGGCATCGGTGCAGACCCTCGAGCGCCGGTCAATCCCTCCGTCAGACCTCGTCGTCCTCGACGAAGTTCACAGGTGGTTCAAGTTTTACGAGAAGTGGTTGTGCGACCCTGCATGGCAGAACGTGCCCATCATCGGCATGAGCGCCACACCGTGGACGAAAGGCCTCGGTGCCTACTTCGGCAAGCTGGTTATCGCAGGCACAATCGCCGACATGATTGAGGCGGGGACGCTAGCGAAATTCAAGGTTTATGCGCCGAGCCATCCGGACCTCTCGAATGTTCGCGTCGTCGCCGGCGATTATCACGAGGGCGACCTGCACCAAGCCATGTCACCCGTGAGCATTACCGCTGACGTGGTGGCGAGCTGGAAGCAACACGCGGACGGCAGGCCGACGATTTGCTTCGCCGTCAACCGAGCGCACGCGCGGCAGCTGTGCGACGAATTCGAGGCGGCAGGTATCCCGTCAGGTTACATGGATTGCGATACGCCTCTCATGGAACGAGAAGGCATCCGGACGCAACTCAAGACAGGACGGATAAGCGTCGTCTGCAATGTCGACGTCATCGGCCTCGGTGTCGATTGGCCCGAGATAAGTTGCATCTCCTACGTGCGGCCGACGAGAAGTGAAATGCGGTATGTACAGAACATCGGCCGCGGTCTTCGCGCGCATCCCGGCAAGGACCACCTGCTCATCCTCGACCATAGCGATACGACGCTCAGGCTGGGATTTGTGAGCGACATCCATCACGACGAACTCGACGACGGCAAGCCTAAGCTTACCGCACAGAAGGTGGTCGCGCTCCCGAAGGAATGCCCGAAGTGCCACTACTTGAAGCCACCGCGCACCGCGGTCTGTCCTGCTTGCGGAACGATAGCACAGCACCAGGCCGAGCCGATTAAGCCGAAGCCGGGCGAGCTGAAAGAACTCACTGGCGACGACGTCTACAAAACCGCACCGGTAGCCAAGAAGCTAACAAGCAAGGCACAGACCTACGGTCAGTTGCTCTGGTACTGTCGGTCGAAAGGCAAGAGGGACGGCTGGGCTGCGCACAAATACAGAGAGATATACGGCGTCTGGCCGAGGGGATTGGATTATGAAAAGCACATGCAGGCGCCTGACATGACGTTGGCATCTTGGATGAAAGCGCAGAATATACGGTGGGCGAAGCGTCAGGAGAAAGGGCGAGTCACAGTGAATCACAGTGAGTCACCTTCGGCGACAATCCCCGGAACGCTTATGACGCAACAGGACCTTGAGGATTTCGCGTGAATGCACATCCGAACGATTGTGCCTGCAATGATTGCGTTAACGCCCTGCTCG